ATCTCAATCGCGACCCGGTCATCCATCGGTGGAGCTACAAACTCGATCTCGCGGTCTGATCGATACGTCCGCAATTTTGGAAACGACGTACTAGAGGCGTTCAGGCGGGTCAGCCCAATCGGATTCAATTGCTCCGGGAATTCCGACATCTCTTGTGTAACAGACCGACTCTGGCGCCTGCGATCCCGCCACTGAAGATATTGGCACGGTTCAACCGAAGTCTTCATAGATCATACACTGGTCAGCTCGTCTTGTGGGTTCTGAATCATCCGCCACCGGCAACGAGAAGCCGTGCGATGGCGGCGCCAATCGGCAAACCCGCCATGTCTTCGTAATAGGTAAACGCCGGCGACGGATTTACCTCGAAGCAGTACCATTCGCCGTCAGGATAGCTGCACCGCAAGTCGATCCCTGCCACCAAAAGCCGCATCGAAGCAGCCAATTGCCGGCATCGGTCCTCGACCTCCCATGGGAGGCCGCATGCTTCGATTTCGACCCTATGGGAGCCCGGGTAGCGGTAATCGTCCGCCTCCGAGCGCACTTTGCAGGCAAGGACCTCGTCGCCGACGACGTGCACGCGGTAATCCCTGCCTGCGATGTATCTCTGGAACTGGGTCGGGCAGCAGGCGATGTCGGCGAGGCGTTCGAGATGCTCTGGTTTCAGGCGAGAGACCCGACTGCGAACAGCGCTTACCGACTTGTAGATGACGGAGCCATGATACTCCCAAAAAGCCCGAGCGACGCCCGGATCGGTCGTCACGATGGTGTCCGGAACGCGGAAGCCAAAGCGGCGGATTTGCGCCAACTGATAGGGCTTCGAACCATTGCCAGCCATCGCGGCCAAGCGATTGACAACCAGCCCTGGCGTGATCTCCGACCAGCTTGACAGGACTTCCTCGACCGCGGCGGCGTGCTGCCACGCCGAACTGTCGGCCCCCTTTCTGGCGACGCTCGGGAGGTCCCACCAGTCGTATGGTCTTAAATAACAGGCGGTTACCTCTGCCAGATCAACCACCTGCTCTCCAGCGCGGAGCGTTCCTCGGACCTGCGCGGTGACGTCTAGTTCGATTTCGGTGTCGAGCACGTCGCGCTGATCGATCAACCTCGCGGGGGCACCGAGATGGTGCAGTTCGCGAAGCACCGCGGCCAACGGGCCGTCCGCCACGAGCCCCCATAGGAGCGTCAGCATGCCCGGCTCCTGGTGAGGGTCTCAAGGATCGCATCGGCGATTGCGGGCGAGGAGATGTCCGGCCGGATGCCGGCTCCAAGCAGGCGGGCGCTCGCATCCGGTGCATCGAAGTGGGCCACGAGCATATCGACCCCGGCCACGGCGGCGAGTCGCCGGGCATACATCGCCAGCATGCGGTCGGCCTTGCCGAGGCAGCGGCTGCCGATCACCGTCACCGTCGTGGCCGCGCCGTCGGAGCGCTCGGGAGCCGGATCGGCCGACAACGCAACGCGCCGGTGCACCGGACGAACCGGGATGCCCGCATGAGCGGCGACGTGAACCCACTGCTGCAGGCCCCAGTTTGGACCCATCAAGCACCCCGGAGATGGCCGATTGAGCACGGGGCAGGTCAGTTCGGAGAGCCACGACAGGAGAAAAGCGGTCATCTCTGCGGCGACATAGGTGCGATCCGCCAGCACAATATGGATGAGCTGATCTGCTATCACCCATGGCAGCAAAGTCAAAACGCCCGCGACTTTCCGAACGTTGATTACACGACCTCCGATGATAGCGGTCGAAGCGCCGGGATGCTCCAGTGAATGGCACCAGCCGCCGGTCGAGAGGTCTTCGCAGCTCAGCAGATGCGCGTCGTGAGCGCTCCAGCGACGCACGAGCGCCTCAGCGGCGCGATCATCTTGGTGCGCGACGATCAGCAGCATCGGCGCTTTTCCCCGCGCTCCGGTCAGCCCGGAGGTGCAATCATCGGACGCTCGTCGGCGCGGATGAAAGCCCGCCCATTGCGTTGGCTGCGGGTCTCAAGACCCGTCTCCGTGGTAAGGCCTGCCATCACTAGCGGGGTTCTTCCGGGACCAAACACCTCTGCGAATTGCAGCTTCTCCGGCCGTGTTCCTACGCCCACCTTTTCGCCGTTCTCCTTGCCGATCTTGCGGACCACTCGGACCTGATGAGTTGCCGAGTTTCCAAAAGTAGCGGTAATCGTCGCCACTCCGGCGCTGTTGGCGCTGACCTCGAAGGGGGCGGTCGGCGCACCGCCTATTGCGAGGCTTGACGGGACGCTTGCGACGTTCGGGTTACTGCTGCTCAGCGCTACAGAGGCGCCCGCGGGGGCGGGTGCAGTCAAGGTGACGACTCCAGAAGCGGTATCCCCCACAGTCAGAACGTCCGGAGAAATCTGCAGACCGTTGTCGGCAATCCTCACTGGCGCGGGAATCACCGTCAGCGACGCAGTCTTTGTAACATTCCCCAAAGTTGTGGTGATCGTTACCGGCATGCCGCTCGGCGGCGTACCCGCCGGTAGGTGCGGAGCCGCGGTGATCGGGAATGAAGCCGATCTAGCACCGATGTCGAACGAGACAGTGGCAGGAACCGTCACCACGTTTGGAGAAGCGCTGGTGAGCTGCACTACCAGGCCAACGGTAGCGGGACCAGTGAGGTTGATGGTTCCCGTCGTTGCACTATTTTCGAAAATCGAAGCTTGCGAGATTACCACAGAATCTAGCGTGACCGGCTGAGTGATCAGCCAGAACCACATCTCGAAATCGCCGCCACGTCTCCTGTCCCCGCTAGGCAGATTGAGCGTCGTGATGCCATTTTGCTCGAAGCCGAAAGCTTCGCCATCGAGAAACAATCCCGGATTGTTTTGGGCCCAGATGAAGTTGCCCTTCAGCTTAAAGCGAGCGAGAATTCCACGGTCGGTAGCAGGGCTTTGCAGTGCTAGATTCGTCAGCCATTGTGCCGCGGCTGAGCTGGGCAGCCACCTAATAATGTTGCCCGCGGCGCTTACGTTGCCCGCTACGATGACCGGGCTATAGCCGACGAGTTGTGACGTCGCTGGGCTGCCGAGAGTTTCTGAGAACGCGCCCTCCACAGTGAGGAAGCAGGTCGGCCGCAGAATCGACGTGCGATCGACGTTTGCGTCGCACGCCACATTAATCCCGGAGAGGACAGTCGATACCATGACCTGGCTGTCGTTGACCAACGGAACGGTCTGCCCGCTCGCTTGGTTGACAGTGAACACTTGTTGGATGTGCAGGCCGGCTTCAGTGCGGGGCAGATCGACCAGCGGAGGAAAAACTCTGCGGCAGTCCTCAATCCGAAACAACGAATAGCCGGGCGGGCTGCGCGGAGGACTCCCAGGCGGATGCAGACTCCAGCTCACGACCGCGAGCGGGCAGCGATGCCGGATGATCCCCGTCGGCCGTGCATTACTCAAGGCCTCGACCGAGCCGTCCGTGCTGCGCGCAGTGAACTGCCAATAATCGCCGGGCAACAGATTGGCGCCGCCGAATTGAATACGGACCCCGTCGCCAAGATCCATATCCGGCGTCCCGGTTTCGCTGAACGCGACTTGCGCGGTACCCTGGCCGTCCCAGCGGCGCAGCAATAGATGACGGTCTGTTGAAGTACTCAGCGGGGGGCTGGCGATCGGCCCATCGACCTGGTGGCCGGGTGCTTGAAAATCCAGCGGCAATGGATCGGCGATTACGACCGTGAGCTGATCGGGATCGGGGTCCGACTGCAGATTGGTGAGATGCCCACGGGCCGGGCCGAGTTCGCTGGCGTCGTCGCAGATTTCGACCAAATCGCCCTGGCGCAGCATCGTAGCCTGGTCGCGGCCCAGGCTCGATAGCGTCAACGTGCGGCGATCGAGATTTACCGCGGTCACGCGGACCGCAAAACTGGCATTGTCGCGCGACCATTTGAACCGGGCAATGCCGTGAATGAAGGTGGCGCTGGCAGTGGCGAATGCGTTCGTCAGCCCGTGCGTTAGCATGACGGATTGGCCGTTGTCCGTCACACCCGCGATCGCGGCCTTTTCCGACCGGCCGGTATTATCTGCTATCGTGATTACCCCCCAGCGGGTCACCGCATCCATCTGCGACGCAGTCAATGCTTGCTGGAGGGACAGCTTCGTCGCCCCGGCCGCCGCATTCTGCGCAAGAGGCACCACCAGCACCGATGCGTCCGCGCTGCCGAGCGGGTCACCACCTTCGTGGATTTCCACGCGATACAAACGGTTCTCGCGACCGGTAAAGTCGTTTGGGTCCGGCAGCCGGCACAGCTCGGCGGGCTGGGTGAATTGCGGCTGGAGCGTCGTCAGTGTCCCACTGTTCGGCAGCGGCAGGAATTGACTGGCGTTGGCGCAAGTCAACAATGTCGCGGGGGAGGTTTGCGGAACCACCCCGACCCGTACTTGCGCCTCGGTCTTGATCCGCGCCGTCGTGTCGGGGCCGCCCAAGGCCACCTCGCGCAGGATACCGTCCTCGAGCGCAGTGATCAGACGTTGCCAGACCTCCAGGTAGACGACGGCATGGAGATCGCTACCATCGCCCGGCATCGTGATTGCTGGAGGCAACGGCAGATCCGGCTGGGTCAGATATGTAGTAGCGGCTTCGAGTTGGCACAGAATGCCATCGACATAGGCGCGGCCAAGATTTCCGGGTCCGCCGCCGATCGCGAAATCTCCGGGCGTCGTGGCATGCTGATTGGGTGAGATCAAAAAGGCCGCCCCAGGCTCGGGGACACCGCAAACTCCAACAACGTCGGCGGTTTCTTCTTGGAGCAGGTGAAGGCGTTCTAAAACCTCCTCGTTCCAATCCGAATCGAGCCAGACCCGCCCCTGCTGGTGGAGGACGCCCGCGTAATGCTTGGTTGCGTCGAAGATGCGCCGCGAGAAATCGCCTTTCATCCTGTACGCTCCTAAGTTTCGGCGATGATTACCGGCTGCAGGCCGACGGGCATGAATTCCTTCAACTTGGTGCGCAGATTAGCGAGCCGAACAGTGCTCAAAGCGCCGGCAAAGGCTCCAATCTCTGAATGCTGCTCGCTTGCCGAAAGTATTTGCATCGGCGTGCCGGCCGCGAGCTGAACATAGTCGGGCCGGCCGAAGCGGCGGGAGTTGAACCGTGGCGCAAGACAGCGAACGCCGGGTGGGCTTGCCGCCTCATCCTGCCGGCTTGGCACGCACTGATAACGCCGCGGCAACAGCGAACCGGTTTCGAAGCGGCTGAACCGAATGCAGCCCGACTGTTGGTCTTCGGCAATCGCCACGTCGTCGAGGATCGACTCGCTGGCGTTGAGCGCCTCGCAGCGAATCCGGCCCAAAACGGTGGCCCGCTCCAGTTGCACGCTGCGAGCAGCCGGCGCTGCCAGCGGCGGCGGACTCGACGGAGGATTGGCGGGGTGGAGCGGGCTCGAAAGGATCGGGGGGCTCGTAACGCCGAGAAGGCCCGCGATGGCAAACCCTCCGCTCTGATCGATGATCGAGTCAGCAATTGTGAGCTGGGCGACGCCATCCCCGGTTCGCAATCCGCCAGCGACACATCGGCAAACCAGGTATGCGGCTCGATCATTGAGATCCAGATCCGCAGCCAGCAGCGAAATCCCCAGGCGCGGATCAAGCGTGCACGCTTCAAGTCGCAAATCCGAAACCTTGGTTTCGATGAGCAGCGGTCCCCCGCTCAGAACCAGTCCATTGAGCTCCAGGGAGTCCATTTCGACGGCAACACGAAAGCTGGCGGAGGCCGGCGTGTTTGCAGCCCGATAGAATGTCAAGCAAGGGCGCTGGCCCGCAGCGGCGCGTATCGTGAGCCTCTTTAGGTGGGCATTGGCGAGTACGACCGCGTCTGTAGCGGCGTAGGTGGCGCTGTCGATAATCTCGATAATGTCTTCGTCTGCTGCCGCCGCCACTGCCGCGCCGACGCTGACATGCACGGACAAGGGAGCCGCCCGGGTCGCAGCCGACGGGGTTGGGGCTTCCCCGAATTGCGAGACCAGACGGGTGGCGTGTCGGGTCGGGTCGAGCATCCGGTCATAGGTCAATGCACCGACCCGATCGGGAAAACCTTCAACATAGTCCACGCTGAAATCACGCAGGCCGGCGCTTGGAGTGACCGGGGGACTTGCTACGCGCGGGATCGCCGGATCTCCAGCCGCGAGCGCAAACCTGCCGAGCTCCGGGTCGATCCCTAGTTCGCCCGGCTCCAGCAAGGCGCTGCGCTCGGAGCGGCAGAGGTCGATTGCCACAGGTTGGCGATATTGCAAAGGCCAGTTTCCGGCTATCGGCAGCACCTGCCCGCTCGCGGCTCGAGCGAGATCGCCTGCATCGAGCATCGCGCCAAACTGGGGATTGACCGGTATTCTCCAGCTGCTGCCATCCTCGGCGACGAACAGACGGATACCTCCCGGGGGGCACTGAGGAATTTCCGGAAGATAGACAAGCAGGCTTTGGCCGGCGCGGCCCCTGACAATCAGCTCGCATGATGGAACAAAGTCTCCTGAGAGGGGTCGCAGCAGGATCGTCAGCAGAGAGGCGGTAATGTTGTCCGGAGGTGCGTTTCGCGCGGGAGCAAAGGTGAACGCGCGCCAGGGATCTGCTGGCGGCTGTAAATCGGGGTAGCTGACCGCTGGTTGGTCAATCGTGACGATTGCGCCTTGGGGCTGGAATATGCCAGTAAACAGCTCCGCCTGGATTAGTAGACCGATGCCGGTGACCCGAACGGGATCGGCGAGCCCTAAGGCTCCGGGCATGCGGCTGATCAGTCGAACGGCTGTTGTTGGCTCGGCGCTCTCTCCCGGAATTACGGCAGGATAGATTTGGCCCGTGGACGCGCGCGCCAGAGACATCGAGCTGAATTGGGAATCGGTATAGGTACTTCCGTCGTCCGCGACGTGGTAGGTGTGTGTGCTCGCAAGCGGCACGAACGTGGGCGAAAGATAGACGTATCGAGCGTCATCGAAATGCGGTGCTCCGGTGCGCGCCGCGCGCACCGCGACGACCGCGCCTGGGAAGCGCGCCGCCGGCGATGGCGGCAGATTCCAGCCGAGACCGGGGCGGCCGGCTACGACGCTCAGGACAAGGCGGCCGGTGCCCGTGGCGGCGGCTCCGGGCCTGAAAGCTTGCGGATCCCCCCGCACGGCAAGCAGCGAGCTCACTGCCCCCAGGTTAGTCGGGCTGCCGGCAGCTCTTTGCCATAAGGCCGTGATGACGAAGTGGGCTGCCCCCAGTTGGAATCGCCTGGCCTCCACGAGCCGCATGCCCGATCGCGCGTCGAGCGCAAGCGTGCCGACACTTCCTCCAAAGGTAAAAGGCGTCCTGCTCGGCGAGAAATCCGGCTGCGGCTGCGGCTGCGAGGCGATGGCTATGGGAATCCCAAACTGGCGAACCGTGATATCCGTTCCGAAAAACTGCCAAGGCGCACGCGTGAAGGCGGCGCGACTGATCGGCGCAGCATTCCCTTGAGCGAACAGCGGAATTTCGCGGTGCAGCGGATCGAAGGTGAAATACGCCGCGCCGGGCGGCGGCGCGGCGCCGGGGTCGGCCGCCGCGGGCGTCACTCCGTGCACCGCAAAGACGGCGAGACGACGCATGAAGAAGCCGAGGTTCTTGATTTGGTAGCGGTTGGGGGTACCCCAACCGGCTCTCCCGATCACCGGCGAGCGTTGGGTCGTACACGCTTGGTCGAGGTCATTGGCCGGCTTGAAATCTGCCGCGTGAGCGAAGGAGTCATTTGCGCTGCCGAGCAGCGAGAGAAGGTAAGGATCCCGAACGTCGACGGTCAGCGGACGCTCCAGCCTCAGTTGGTTCATATTCTGTGACCATCCGAGCGAGCGAAAGAACTCGGTGATGTTGGCGGACCACCCGCTGATTTCACTGGCGAGGGCCCCGAGCATTGCGACCGTGCCCTTGCTGCGGCGCCAGAGCACGGTGTCGCGCACTTCGAGCCGATTGCTTCGTCCGACAGGGTTCGCGAGCGGATTGGTGCCGACTAGTGCGCCGATATACGGTACGACCCAGTCCTGGCACGTCTCGATGAAGAAGTCATCCCACAGATCGTCGAGGTTCTGCCGCAGATTGGCGACCTGCTCGGCAATAACCTGCACGAGCGCCAGCAACGGCAGCCCCTGCTCCTGGTCGTAGACCCGGTAATTCTCCGGGATGCGGGCGTACAGCCGCTGCGTGAAATCTTCTGCGTCGTTGCGGCTCATGTGTCGATAAAGCCCCCGCCGCCCTGGAAAATCGTCAGCAGACCCTGCTCGGGATGGTTGGGATCATTACCAATGACGGCGACTTCGGTGGGACCGATCAGGACATCGCTGCGCACAATGGTCGGATCGCTTGCGTCTTGGTCCATGCGACGGAACGTCCTCACGTTCGCGTCGCTGACGCCGCGAATATTCTGAATGAAGGCATAGATCGCGCTGAGGTGCAGGCTCTCGCCGAAATCCAGGCTATCGAAGGCAAAATACCCGGCCGTCCCGTCGGGATTGAGCCCCGGATTGAGGGCGGCCTGGGTGCGGGCAAAAGTCGCTTGGCGCGGCACCCGATCGTCAAGATCGATCGTCACGGCGATATCGACGTAAACGCGAGTGAAATCGAGAATGCGCAGCGGCACATTGGGATCGCGGCGCTGATCGAGGAAGTTCCGCAATTGGCCCAGAAAGCTACCCTGCGAAATCGGCGTTCCGCCGGTAGCCCCCACAGTCAGCCGAATGTAGGGGTGTGCGAGCCCCATCAGATTCTCATCGAACAATACCCACCGCGCGCTGGCCTTGGCGATTCCAGGGAACGTGCGGGCGAGGGCCGCGTAATCCTCTGTGCTGACGGCGCGTTCGAAGGTGCGCACGCTGGCCGGCGTATTGGTGCGAATTCCGGCAAGGCTCTCCGGGTCGGTTCCACCGATTGTCGGCTGCGGATTGCTTACCTGCTGGAGACCGGCCAGGCTGTCGAGCAACTGCTGCACGCCGTCCGAAGGGACATTTCCCGAGCCGCCCAATCCAATACGATAGCGGGCGTGGATATTGTTTGCGCCTGTCGGCGGCCGCACCCCATCGGTCCCGTCGCCGAAGCTCACAATGGTACGGCCCGAATTGTCTTCCGTGGCGGTAAAATCCTGTGCTGCAGGGCCGCTTTCGAGGAGTGTCGGCTTCTCTGTCCATTGCACGCCGTTCACCATCACCGAAAGCGTACTGTTCACCGCCGACTCGGCTTGCGGGTCGGTCGACGGCAGATAGGTTAGTGGCTGTTTCTTCAGCGGATACGACTGCAAGGAGCTGCCGTCGCTGCTGCCCAGCACTTCATCTTTCACCGTTTCGCCTTGTGTCACGGCGACAACATTGGCCAACAGGACAGTCGTCGAGCGGACATATTGATTTGTGAGCGAGCCTTTCAGCTTTACAGTGGTGAGACTGTTGGCGCTGTCCTGCAGCGGCGGACCGGAGAGGCGCGAGACCTCGGTCGCCGCCCCGCCCAGCCCACCCGCGCCCGACGGATCGAACAGATCGCCGCTGACGATTACGACCTGACCGTCTCGCAGGTTCGGATATAAGCCGTCGAGAATCAGCGTTTCGCCCTGCACCGGGTCCGGCAACGGCAGATCGTTGTGAAGAGTTAGCTGTTCGGCGCCGGTCAGGATCCGCGTATCGCGAATTCCGAAATTTCCCTTCGGAGCTGTCACACCCTGCTTCAGCGTCAGCTGGGTCACTTTTTCATTCAGGGCGTAGCCGGTGAGCGCTAACGGCTGCGCTTGCACAAACGGGTGGATCTCGGAAACGGTGTTTACCGGCGTGCTGCCAATATTGCCCGGGACCAGCGCCACCCAGCTGGAATTGTCCGGTGTGGCACGAACCGTGTCATAGACCGCATCGAGAGAAATTATCCCCTGCTGCTTGATGAAATGGCTCTGATCGCTCGGGTCGTCCCAGTTCGCATAAGGCGGCGTCGCAGTGCTGGGCGATTGAGGGGGGATGGTTACGGCAGAGGTTAAAAGCTTGTTGATGACCGGAGGTGTTGTGTACGTAATTGTAAAGAAATCGCCAGGTGCCAAAAGGACCGTTCCGACGGAGGCTGTGGAGCTTTGACCGCCGCGGTGAATCGTGAAATTGGTAACCGTCCCCCCGCTGAATATTATGTATTCTGCGACCCCGTCATTATTGGTATAAGTAAACGGGCTTGCACCGACCTGAACAGCCACCGCCGGCGGGATCCCGGGGGGCCCGATAGTGAGCGTCGGAGAAAGCGTGTACCAATTTGGAGCGGCACTGCCGAACGGACTCGCCTCCACGCGCATTGCATAAAGTGCAACAGGGCTCTCGCTCTGGTCATAGGTCGTTCCCGCAGGCTCCTGCCATTTGATCGTGGTGGTATTACTGGTCTTGTCCGCGCTGACGGAAGACAGCTGGTAAAGCGAAGGCTTTGGCTGGTCGGCGTGCTTGTTTTCGACTGTCAAGACATAGTCGCCGGCCGCCAGGCGAGTATTGACACCCTCGACCACAATGGTTCTGGTGGTCTCGCTGATGAACGGGCGATAGAGGAAGCGCGGCTCAAATAGGCTGAGTGCCGGAAATGCCTTGCTGAGAGCAGGCAGTGTCCTGAGAAAAGTGGCACCTGCGCCGTAATACAGTTCCTCCGCTAAGGCGATGGTCGGCAGTCCCGGCGCAACGAATACCTGGGCAAAGCTGGAGAGCGGTGCGAACTGATTGGTCGGCGCCACCGCCGACAGCCGGATTGCGTTGTGCTCTGCGCGAGCGGTCAGGGGCGATGAGGTCTCGAAGACCGCAGCTGCGCGTCCAGGCTGAGCCCGACTGGCCACCCGAAAGGCTCGCGGAACAACGGCGACTCTGCCCCTTGCGACAATAAACGCAACCAGGCCGCTGGCACCTGCACCGGGCGACGGACGATAATTGATCAGTTGCGCTAAAAGCCGCGACGAGTCGCGTTGCGTAGCGGTGCCGATATAGGCTTCGTTGGCGATGCGCTCCTGATAAAAGGTAAGGATGTCGGCCAGGTACGCCCACAATTCGACGAAGACGGTGTGGTAGTCGCCCTCCGCGCCTTCGCGCCAGTTAGCGAACGGTCCGGGAACCGGCGGACTGCTGGCAACGCCGCCGGCGCTCGTGACCCGATTGAGCATCGTGCGGCGAAAGCTCGTGAAGGTTCCAATGCGGTAGCCGATCATCGAGAGCCCGGGCCGGTTGTCGATCGGGAGCGGGACCGCCGCCGGAGCGGTCTGCGGATCGCAGCAGCTGCCGGCAGGCTCTGGAGGAAGCTGGCAAAGGTCGGTCGGGCTCATCGCGCTCACACCAATGGCACCAAGTTCAGCACACCGCGCTCCGGGAAATTGCGATCATTGTCGAGCTGAACGATCTCGTCCGGCCCAATGGTAAGAAAACCCTGGCCGAGGTTCCACTGCGTATCCGTGTCCGGATTGGCGGCGTGCAGCCGCGCCAAGCGGGTGATGCGCGCCGACTCGACCCCGGCGACGCTCATGACCGCTTTGTGGAGCCTGCTAACGTAAAGATCGTCGCCAAAGCTGAAATTTTCGGGGTGGAAAAACCCCTTGCCGCCGCCGGGCAGGTCGCCGGTGCTGAGGGCCAGCAGGATCCCTTGCTCGACTGCGGCCGGAAAGGATCCGGCCACGACGCAGAAACCGATCTCCAGGTCGATCGGCACATAGGTCGCGCCAGTGACGTCGAGGTCATAGCCGGCGAGGCGCGCGCCGTCGAGATAGCTGAGCAAATCGGTGCGAAGCTGGCTGGATAACGCTTCGGCTCCAGTCGGGTCGACGCCGAGCGTGACCGAGAGCCAGCTGCCGCTCCAGCGGAAGGCGGCGTTGGCCCTCTGGACGGGGCGGCTGCCGTCCGGATTCGTGAAATCCTGCACTCTAGACTGGTAATCGGTGGTGGTCACCGCAACAAGCGGCCGCTTGAACGTAGCCGGAGCGAAACGACGCGCATGGTCGCGCGACTCAAGATCGCGGCCGCCGGTCGCGGCGATCGGATTGGTGACTGATATTAACCAATCGCTAGGAGCGGCTTGGGGCGGATGCGGCTGAACCAGCGTATCGGCGCCAACATTGCCAACGGCGCCCCCGCCAACGCGGTATTTAGCCGTGATTTTTGTGTTTTCGGGCGGTCGAAGTCCAAATTGCTCACCGCTCGATCCGCTCTCGCCTTGCCCGAAGACAATCGTCGCCGCGCCCTGATCATCGATCTCCACCCGGTAGTGCATTGCATTGGGGGCGCTGTCCAGCAGGCTAGGCTGCTGCTCCCACAGCACGTCGTCGACCCGAAGCTCCAGGGTGCTGACGCTGCGCGGCGCACGCTGCGTGAAGCCGCTTGGAGCAGGGGGGACCACGGCTGTCGTTATCGGTGCGGTGAGCGCTAGCGTGCTAAGATCGAGATGGGCGAGCGGCGAGTTCGAAAGCGGCATGCGCAGCCGTTGCGGCCCAGCTGATGGAGCGGTGAAGGGGCTATCCTCAATCGTCTCGCCATGGGTTGCGATGACCATATTGCCGCGCACAGTCACGTCGGCGGCGCAGTAGTCGTAGTGTAGCGGTGTCGCCCCCGACCACTGCACAATTGTGATTTTGCTCCCTGGAGGAGAACCTGGCGGTGACGACACGAACGGCACATCGACCACCTGCGGCATCGAGGTCAGCCGTACGATATCGCGATTTCCCTTGTCCTCTTCGATCATCAGGTAATCGCCGGCCGCGAGGTTCGGGTAATTGTCGGCTAAGGCCGCACTCAATGCGGTGGCCGGCAGGCAGCAGTTCTCGTTCCCCCAGGTATAAAGCCGGATCGAATTGTGTCGTGGATCTAGCCTGGTTTGCGTAAGCGGTTCAAAAACCACCACCGGCTCGGAGGCGGTCTTCGGCGGGTTGCTTACTTTGAAGTCCGCGGCCAGAGCATGCGCGTTCTTGACCTGGAATTGCAGCCAAGTGTGGGCCGCAGCCCCCTCGTCCAGCTGGTAGCCGATGAGTTGAAGGTGGCCGGCGACCGAGCGACGCTGCGTCGCCGTCATCAGGAATGCTTCGTTCGCGATACGATCCTGCAAATAGCTCAAATTATCGGCGGTGTAGGCGAACAGCTCGAGCAGCATGATGCCGAGATCGGCTTCGCTCCGCTCGATCCACGCTGGCACCCGGGCGGCGATGTAGTCCAGCAATGCCTGACGGAAACTGGCGTAATCCTTGGCAAGATAATCGATGGCGACTGGCGCCTCCGCCGGTGGCGGTGGCATTTGGGCAGGCGCCCGGCAATCGAACTGTTCGTCGCATGCCAGACGGAACCGGAGCTTGCGATTACTGAAAAACGGGTCAATATCCGCACCGCTGACGGTGAGCGTGTAGACAGAGAAATCGCCCAAGCCGTCGAGGGTGAGCAGCACCTGCTGCGATCCCGATTGCGGCGGGCTCGCGGGCGGCGAAATTTCAGCCTTGATGACGTGCGGGAACAGCCGCCGGCCGCCAGTCAGCGTGTAGCTGGTGGCTTGCAGCAGATAGGATTCTAACGGCAGTGTAATCGGTCGATAAAACGTAACCAGCAGTTGCGCACGCGCATCATCGACCGCGATACGCTCGATTCCCTGCATACCCGAATGCAGGTCGGCTTGCGGACACTTTAGGCTGGGCAACATAGAAATTTCGGACATGGATTAGAACTGGACCGTGACGCTCTCACGTTGCTGCGTCGCTATCGCTGTATAGACGATCTCGATCCTCACTGTGCTCTCGTCTCCGGGGTCGCTGGCCACGGTGACCTGCTCGACGTTGACGCGATCGCCGAGCCAGCGTTGCAGATTGGTCGAGATCAGAAACTGGGCGCTCGAGCGCAGCGTTTCGTTCGAAGGTTCGAATACGAGGCGTTGTATGCCCACGCCAAACTCGGTCAGGTTTACTCGCTCGCCGGGGCTGGTAAAGAGCACCTGTAGGATGAGATCCCGCAAATGATCATCTGGCGTCGTGGTATTCGGAATTCCACTACCGCTGACGCTGTACGGATATTTGAGAAAGCGCGGTGCTCCGATCGGGCTTTGGATTGGCTCTGCCATGATCGTTCGTCCTTATCCGGTGGTAACTTTCTTCGACAACAGGCTGGGGGTCGGCGGGGGAATCGGCGGCGTCGGTGGCACCGGCGTGATCGGAAACGGTCCAGCAGTCTGCCCGGGATGCGTGTGACTTTGGTACATCTGCACGATCTGTTTCAAGTATTGAAGGAGCTGGTCGCCGAAAACCAGCGCATGCGAAGCGCCGTCCACTAGCTGGATTTGCGGCGCGTCGATGACTATCGTTGTCGCGTTCCCGGCGGCAATCTTAATCGTGTTCGCGTCCATTGCAACGGTATTGGCGTTGCTGTCGGTTACTTCAACAGTGCCCCCATCGTCGTCCAACACGATCTTATGGCCGCTCTTCGTCTTAAAGACTTTCTTGCCGGGCTGGGCGGATTCGGGAATAGCGCCACTCGTGTACCAGGTGCCAGTCCATACTGGGTAGCTAAGGTCGCCGCCTTCAAACTCGATCCATACCCCCGCGCCCACATCCGGCAGGGCGAACAGGCCTTGCTCGCTCGCACCGCCATAGATGAAGGCCGGCAATGCCCAGCCGGTCTCCTCATCGCCGAGGACGCGCGGCACCTTCGCCTTGATGCGACCAATATTGTCGGGGTCGTTATTGTCGGTGACCTGCCCACGATACTTGCCGAAGAAGCGGCCTTCCACCCGTTCGACCAGCTGCGCCAGCACCTGTTCGCTATCATTTGTCATGATCAGAGCCCCGGAATTGGCAGGCCAAGACCGCCGCCGCCGAATTGCTCGCTGCCGTCAACGTCACGCGCATTGCGGCGCGCTTCGAAGCTCTGCATATAGGTGCCATCGCCCTTGAATTCGTGCACAACACTGGTGACGTAATATTTGCCGCTGTACGCCTTGCCTGCACCTTTGACCAGCACCAGCCGATGCGGCCGCAGCACCGCTTGGTACGCCTCGCTGTTGATCTCCCCCCGCGCGGTGATGAACCAGCTTGCTTCATCGCGCACTGCCTGCGCTATCGTCTGCATTTCTGTCGCGTCGCTGGTAGGGGGGCCCAATCCGAGCATCTGGGCCTGGGAATCCTTTGGCGTCACGAGACTCCCTAGCGGGGCTGCGATCAGCGCGTCCGCATCGTTGGCGCCTAGCTTGTTCAGCTGGGGTTCGCCGACCTGTACGACGTTGGCGCTGTTCTGCATTACGTCGATTTGCTCGATCTTCACCGCGAGCGGGCGTTGCCCGGTCAGCTGCGCCGTGAAGCTCCGCAGGTTGCTTTGATCACCGAACTGAATAGCCAGGTCCGGCTGCGCCGTACCGTTTAGCTGAGGCGCGCGGAAATAGGCGGTAACAGCGCCGCTGTCTCGGTCGGTTTCAAAGTAGAACTCGAGCCCGTTGCGCAGCGCCAGTTGGTGCACGAACCGAATATCGCTGCTGCGCTGCACGATGGTCGTATCGTTTTCCTGATGAATTGTGGGAGTCGGATCCGCCTGCACGGGCACCCCGTAGCCGCTCACGATCTGCTGCACGATGTCGCTGTCGGACATGTCCTTCCAAGTAGCGATCTTCTCTTCGAGGCTCATCAGCACGCTAGTGTCCATGCCGGCCAACTCGATGTGCGAATCGCCGGGCTCGCTCCCGATGTCGAAATTGACCGAGGTCACATAACCATTGAACAGTGGTACGAGGCCATCATCGCCGCCGCCTCCCAACGCAGCGCCCAATGCCCCCAGCGCGTCGGCGAGCCCGCCACCGCCCGTAAACCCGACCTTGATCGACACGTTGGTGAACAATGCCAAGCGGTCGTCATCGAGATAATTCCACGATCCGTCGTCAGCGAGCTTCGTCGCCAACTGCAGGCGAAAAGTGTTTGCCATCGACGTGTTCTCCTCTACCTGAAGCAGGACGATATCGGCGTAGAAGTCCTGATCCACCGTCGCTTCATCAAAGGCGATTTGAAATGCCTTTTGCGCCATCGCTCACACCCGGTCCGGCGGGATCAGCAATTGGCGCCCCGGTTCGAGCAAGTCTTCCGGGTCCATTGCCGTATTGGCATCGGCGATGAGCCAGAATTTCTCCGGGCTGCGGTAGTATTGGTTAGCGATGAGATCGAGCCGTTGGTGCCCGCTGAGGGTGTGGAAAAAGCCAGCGGGCGTCTGCGGGATGAAGCGGATGCGAAGCGCCGTCACGGTCTGGCCGTCGGGACGGGTCACCGTATAGACATTCACGCCCTGGTAACGACTGCCCTTGAATATCATGGCGGCGACCTGCGTTTATCAGAGGGACAGCGAGAAGCTTCCGCTAAGCCCGAGGGCTGCGGCATTCGCCAGGTTCAGCGCAGCCATCACCTGCTTGACTCCGATCGAGTACTGATATGCCCCCCGCGCCAATGTCGCTTGCGGGTCGATCTGGGCCGGCGTCAGCACCTGCAGCGATACGGTGATTTCGGCGCGAACGGGAGTGAGCAGCGTGTTGTACTCGGTTTCTGTCACGCTGAGGTTATTGACGGTAACAGGCCAGATCCGGAACGGCCCCCAGAAAAACAACACTGTCGGAAGCTTGCTCGGAGGACTGACATACTTTGTCGAGGCGCTGCCCGCGAGACTGGCGAGGTCGATCGTCATGGCAGATTTCGGAACCATCAGCAGCTCGAGCGCGGAGAGCCCGGGCAGAATGCCGCTGGCAGCGGCAATAGGATTGCTTTCCGCAAGCTGATCGGAGGCATCGAGTTTGAGGGTGAAGCTGAAGGTTTCGCTGGGGGCCGCGGCTTGCTGCGTTGCATCGACCTGACCAGCGCCGACCTGCGTCATCGGCGGCTGGGCCAAACGTGGTGTTCGCGACACCCGCTCGGGATTGAACTGGAAGATGACGATATTCGGCAACCCCCCGAGCAATCCGGCGCCGAGATTAATGAAGGCTCCCTTCAAGACGGCCATCGGTCTATACCTTCAGATGCGGGACGAGTGCCGCGAACCACGCGCCAGCAATTTGGTGGGCGGCCTGTTCATTGCTCGTGCGGGCGAGGTCGATGCTCAAGGCCGGAGCGGTGATTGTGTTAAGACGCGCAGAACGGGGCAACTGGCCTCCTGCGCGATAGCTTGCACTGAATCGCTCGGCGAGCACGTTCGCCGCGCGCACCGCAATCGGCTGCATACGATGTTCATGGCCAGAGGAATTCTCAAAAGCCAACGTCAGACTTGAAATTTTCAGATCAAACACAGCTAGGGGCTCCTCTAGCAAAATCGAAATACCTCAATTCCACTCACGCGATGCGGCTGTCGCGTAAATGTTTCATCCGTGGGCCTCAATGCGGATCTCGTTGAGCGGCTTTTCGAGCTTTGCATATTCGGTCCGTACCGCATGCAGCACATGGGTCATTCGCACCGGCTCACCCAATTGGGCGGCGAGGAATGCCGCATTCAACGCAATGTTGCGGATGTTGCCGCCAGCAATGCTCAGCCGCGCAAGCACGGTCGGGTCCAGTCCGTCCGTCGGTGTCTTTGCCGGGAAAACCCGACGCCAGATTTCGGCCCGCTGGGCCGGATCCGGGAACGGGAAGTTGATCACGAACCGGATGCGCCGCAGGAACGCCGCGTCGACCGCGCCCTTGAGATTGGTTGCGAGCACCGCCAGGCCGCGATAGGCCTCCATCCGTTGGAGCAGGTAGCTTACCTCGATGTTTGCATAGCGGTCATGGCTGTCTTTGACTTCGCTGCGCTTGCCAAATAATGCGTCGGCCTCGTCGAAAAACAGGATTGCGCCGATGTCTTCGGCCGCATCGAAAACGCGGCGCAGGTTCTTTTCGGTTTCGCCAATATACTTGTTCACGACACTGGCGAGATCGATGCGGTAAAGATCCAGATCAAGTTCGGTGGCAAGCACCTCGGCCGCCATCGTCTTGCCAGTACCGCTCGGGCCGGAGAACAGCGCGCTGATGCCAAGCCCGCGGGTGATCTTGTCCGCAAATCCCCATGTCTCATAAACCCTGGCACGGTGCGCGACTTGCGCGGCGACCTCGCGTAATAGCGATTTTTCGGCTGGAGGGAGGACGAGGTCGTCCCACGCAGCCGCGGGTTCGATGCGCTGCGCCAGATCGTTCAGCCGCAGGCGCGCCTGCGAGCGACAGGCATGCCAGAGCCGCGCATTGGGAGCCTGGCCATCGCCGGCGGCCAGTGCCTGACGCACCGAGGCGCGTATTGCCGGGACCGTGAGGCTGAATTGGGAAACGAGGTCGTTCACTTGGCCGTTTACGAAGACGGGTGTATCTGCCAGCAAACTTCGCCAGACGTTCCGTTGCTCTTCTGCCGTCGGCTTGCTCACCTCGACCGATACGGACGGTCGACGCAGCGGCCGCCATCGGTCGGTCGCGGCGATCACCACAACGCCGCGCACCAACTCCAACAGCTGCGAAACTTGCGCAACCGTCTTGGTGTCGTTCCGATCCACCGCGTCCGTCTCCACACAAAGCGCGGCGGCACTGAGCGTCATTTCGCGCTCCCAAAGCCGAACGAATGCATCGAGCTCCGTAGCACTGGCGGGAACGTGCTCGGCGGCAAGCCCGTAGAGATGCAACGAATGCGCCGAACAAGCAGCTGCCGCGATCGCGCGGCGCGTGGCGGGATCGGCGCCGCAAAGCTGGATCAACGGAGGTTGCCCGTAGTCTTGCGCCCAGATCGCGGCAATCTCGCGAGCCACCAATTGATGAGAAGACACGAGCTGGTCGCTGCCAATGGGCTCGAGCAAACCCGAGAGCCGCTCGTCAAGATATTGAATGCCGGTCAAGAAGTGCAGAACCCGCTCATCAATGCGGAGCTTGCTGGTCAGCAGAGAAGCGGCGGGTGGCTGGTCATACTCGACAAGGCGCCAGTGGCGCAGCGGCGCCACTGGCGTCAAGGCACTCCAATGCGGCTCGGGGAGCGCGGCAAGGGCGAGGCTGAAGGTGGCGAAGGCCCTGGCCGGATCACCCTGAGCGGCGCCACAAACGGCAGCGAACCGCACATCCAGCTCGACGCCAGCACACATCAGCAGAACGGCGCGCTCGAACCGGGAAAGTCCAAACGCGGAACACAGGGCCTGCACGCCTGAGGGCGCAGCCGAAGTTTGTCTCCGGTCTTTAAGGTCGTCGCCCTCGAGATTGCATGTGCCCTCGATCGCCTCACCTTTGGCGGCGCGTTCAAGGGCGACCCGCACCTCGCCGATCGCGGCCATCAAATCACGCTGATTGGTCTCGATCCAATTGGACTCTGCCGCGCTCATCTGCTATATTTTCAGTTGCACGGTGTGAGACATGTGACCATCGATCGTCACGGCGAGCGCGTGCGTCCCGGGGCGGATGATGCGGTTGAAGGTATAAACCAATTGCGCCCCATCGCTATTTGGCGGCGCCAGGAACGTGACTCCGTCCAACAGCAGGCGAATGCCGCTGCCGTCGAGTCGGGCGCCGTTCACGGTCAGGATTGTGGACGCTCCGGGAGGGCTGGCGGCCGCCACCATCGTAGAGTCGATGCGCGGGATGACCTCGAAAGTACGAGAGTTGGAGGCGCTTTGCGCGGCATCAGCGAGCACAATGCGAACGCTATAGATGCCATTAGGCAAACCCGGCGGAATGGTAATTGTCCCTTGAGTATCGGTGCTGCCAGGATCGAGCGGGGTCAACCCGGCGGGCGCTCCGGCGCCATCGAAACGAGCTCCCCGGGGGGGCGCGGTGAAGCCGATTCCTTGCAAGGTCATTTTCTGGTTCGGCACGAGGGCGCCGCGCACCGGCGTTATTGTGGAAAGCCAAGGGGTCGCGGTGAATGAGAGCGGCGCGCTGACGCGGGCGTTCAGACTCACACGGACATCCGCCTGCGGGCCCGCTTCGAGATCGACAGGCAGGGGCACGGTAAGCGAAGAGACTGCAGGCGGCGAGCTCGGCTGAGTGGGGACCGGTTGACCACCGACCGTGACAATCGGCGTCTGTCCCGGAAAGCTCAGTCCGCTTCCCGTGATCACAAGGCTATTGGCGCGCAGCACACCGGTGTTATCGACATGCACCAATGGGCCGACTGCCGGGTTGATGCTGTCGAGCAGGGGTGCCTGCAGCAGGAATACGTCAAGCCCGGTGCGAAGCACGATGCCGCCTTGCACTGGAGGCGGCAGGGTTGGAGTGATCTCGACCAGTGAGATTTCATACGCGACCGAGAGTCGATAGGGCTGATTGATCGTCGCCCAGATCTTGGACAGATCCTCAACGCCGACCGGCGACAGCATGATTTTGATCTTCTCGTAACTGTTCAGCAGGTAGGCCGGCAACACTGCATCCGCATCAAAGCCGGGAGTTGCGTTCAAACCGCTAGCGGCGGGAAGCGCGGGCAGATGCGCGTCATTGAGAACTGAATTTTCCTGCAGCGCGAGCATGGCCAATCCGAGCATCGTGTGCGCGTCATCGCCCTCGCCGACGCTGGCCTCGTTCGGTGGCGTGCCGAGCGGGGTGAGGAGATAGTGCAACTGCAGGCCCAGGGTCGGCCGGTCGGAAGGCGGCGTCGTTCGATCGCCTGGCCATGGCCGGTTCTTCGTGAACGGGCTCTCTGACACGCGGTAGAGATAAAGGTTGACGCCGGACACTTGCGGCAGACTATCGCCCGGCGGCAGTAGCGAAACAACCGCCGAGGGGCTAACACGGACCAATTGGTTGTGCAGCAACATGCGAATTCCGCGTGTGACGTCATTGATCGCCGCGTAGCTCATGTCCGTTATGGGCGGAGAGGAAAGCGATTGAGGTAGCAGGCTTCGAGCAAAGCAGATGGTGGCCGCGAGACGCTGACCGGCTGGGATCTCGATGCGGCCGGCAGCTGCGGCCAGCGGTTATTCACCTGTACCTCGACGCGGCCTATCGTGACGTGGCTCTCGCTGTTAACAGTCGGCAACGCGCTTGGCGGCAGAGCGGCCGGCTCGTGCAATTTTGGAATAAAACCCAGCTGTGAGGTCGCCATGGCCGCAACTTGCGCCGGCGGAGCAGCGGGGCGGCCCTCAAAGGCCGCCGTCTCGGTCGGCTCTAAGCGGACCGGGGCGGTCGGAGCCCTGGCTTCCGGCACACGCGAGGGGTTGGCTTCCGCGGTGGTCGGCGATCGGAAGCGGGCGAAACGAGAGCCATCACCGCTCGCCGCCGCCGATCGAGGATCAGGCTCCGGCTGCACTAAAATGGGGTTTTCGGCCGAGGCCCTCTGAGCTGCGCGATCCGATGGCGACTCGACCCTCAATTCATCGGCTGAGGCAGCGGCCGGATTGAGCACTGGGCGCAGACCTTTTGGCGCGAAAACGGGCGATTGCATGCGAGGCTGCAAGACGGTCGAGATTACCCCTGGTGATGCGAGCTCGCCCCTCTCGTCGGGGATCCGAGGGGGTAGTGCGGATTCATCGGCGGTTGCTGGCAGTCTTGTGATCGGTCGCAGCCCCTTTGGCGCAGTAATGGATACTTGGGTGCCGACTGGCAGGACGCGCCGGAATGCCTCCTGCGGCTCTTCCGACGAAGCCGGCAGCAACTGAGACGCCTGCTGAACGCCCGCCGGAGACCGGCGGGTAATGCCGGTTTCGCCCGGAGCAGCAGATCCGACATCGGTTGCGGGTTCAGCGCCGGATCGGCCTGTCCTGTCAGCGGCGCGTTGAATTTCGCGGTCGACTTCAGCAGATTGCGTTCGAGCGGGATCTAATGACCACCGGAGTAGAGGGTATTCGTCCTCGTCCTCTGCCGCGCCGAGCGATATCGGTCGCTCTGGCGAGCTGGACAGCCTAAAAGACCCACGGAAATCCGGCATTTGTGGGGGTTCGGTGACGGCCGGTGTGGCGGACGCGCTGGTGCGGGAGCCGGCGATAGCGATGCGCTGGAGGTAGTGCGGGTCCATTGCGCCCGATCACCCTTGATGCAGAGTGTCGCTGAGCAACGACAGATAGGTGCGCCGTCGATGGCGGAGAAGGTCCAGGATCTCGGCTTCACTCCAATGGTAATGAAATGCCAAGAAATGGACCTCGCGCAGCAATTGGCCGGCGGTGATCCGCAGCTCGTCGAGAAAAAATGCCGTCGTGTCGAACGGCACCACAAAGGCATGGCCGCACTCCGGGCAACCCAGCTCCAGTTCCAACTCGACACGCGGGGCGCGCTCTTCCATTGCAGTGATTACACGTACCTTTTCATGCGCCGCGAGCGGCACCGCAGCACGACTGAGCATGCAGCGTTCCAATAGCTTGTCAGCGGCGGTTTCGACATCTAAGCCCAGCACCGCTTCCTGGTCGCCGCCGCACGGCAGCCGAAAGCGTACGGGCTGGATGCGAAGCCCTCCCTTTACCGGCAGCTCAATTTCATAATTGGGCGTGTCGGCCGCGCCGTGCTCGACGGGAATTGACGCAGCATTGAAATCGATGTCCATTCTCGAACCGCAACCGGGGCAGTCGGCGAGTGCCAGCACGCGATCTCCGAGCGTCAGCCGGCGCAGCTGGAGGACCAGATAGTCGCGGTCGCCGATCAGCATGCTGCGGGCCATGTCGCGGGGTGGCGGCTCGTCGTCGAGACCCAATACACAGGCGTTGAGAAGCCTAGTGGTCCTGACTGCGTTCGGGACCCCCTGATGCTGCGCCAGCCATTCCTCCTCATGGCCGGTCAGCGCGCGCAGCACGGCTGATTCATAGCGTCGGCATTGCCCCGGGTCCTCTCCGATGAGCCAGCCGCCCGGCAAAGGGAAGCGATTCTCCGGCCAATTCCCGCCGCTCACGAGCTTATCCTATATGGGCGGGACGTTGTGATTCGGTCACGGAAGGATCCCGTTCGAAAAATTCGAACTCGAGCTTGACGGTTGTGATCGCGACGGCGTTCGCCCCGGCGTCGAGATCGGGCAGGGCCTGGTATTCCGAAACCCAGCAGCGATAGAGATTATAGGACAACGCCTTTTGGCCCGCCTCGTTGAACACATCCAGCGTGATGTTCTTGCGAAAATCACCGAGGCTGGTGATGCTGTGGCTGGCAAAATCGTTGACCAAATTTGCCCAATCTTCGAATGCCGTGTCGTAGGTGACGCCGGCTTCGAGCGTGACAGCTTGGTAAGTGGATTTACCGGGCAGCTTGCGGCTGGTAATGTTAACGCCGGCCTCCCGGTACTCGACCATCTCGGTCGTTCGCCTGAGTGCCCCCATCTTGGTGAGGCCAGCGACATACTGGTTGTCCCATTTCACCCGAAAGCGAAATGTGCGGTACGGGTCAAAGCGATTGGTCGACGCGTTCATTCGTGCCATGGCGATGACATCTCTCGCTTAGGGGACGGGCTGATTGACCTTCTGGCTGAGCTTGAGCACGACGAACTCGGCCGGCTTCAATGGAGCGAACCCGACCAGGATGTTGACGACCCCGTTGTCTATGTCCTGCTGCGTGGTGGTGCTACTGTCGCATTTCACAAAAAACGCCTCGTCCGGCGTGCTGCCCTGGAAAGCTCCAGCACGGAACTGGGTGAGCATGAATGACCGGATATTGAGACGCAGTTCGGCCCACAGCGGCTCGTCGTTCGGTTCAAATACAGCCCATTGGATGCCGTAATAGATGCTGACTCTCAGAAATATCGCCATCCGCCGGACCGGTATGTAACGCCACGCTGCGTCGCTGCCGAAGGTGCGCGCCCCCCACACGACATAACCGCTCCCCGGTACCGAGCGAACGACATTGACCGAAATCGGGTTCAGCCGGTCCTGTTCCACGTCGCTGACCGTTGTCGCCACGGACAAGGCGCCGGCAACACCTGCCTCGATCCCTGCTGGGGCTTTGAACACGCCACGCGAATTGTCGATGCGGGCGTAAATGCCGGCGATGAAACCCGATGGTGGCAGCAGGATCTTTGGGCTGCGGCCTCTGCCGATTGGGTCAGTGCTCCAGAGCCATGGGAAATAGACGGCGCCGTAATCACCGGCGGCCCTGTCGAGCGCGGGCGCTGCGATAAACCCTACCGCATCGTCTATAGTGCGCACCGTGACCGAGGCTGTGTCCTGGCGCGCCGATGACACCGCGCCCACTATCGTGCCCATGTCTCCGATGAAGAAACAGTCCTGTAACTGACGCTGATTTTTGCAGTATTCGACACCGGCGCTAACAGTAGCCGGGTCGCCCTGACCAGGAATCGCAATAAGATTTACGTCTGTAAGTTTATCCAGGGCATGAAGACCGGTTCCGGTTACCGTATTATCGCGAGCAGGAGCGCCAACAAAATCAAGCGGCCGCGGGTCAGGGCCGTCGCTGCCACCTACAAGTCGGGTCCTTGTCGGCTGGCCACTACTGTCGAGCGGCGAGTCGGGCGGTCTGCCGGGCCCAGGCACTGGAGCGGTGATGGCGATGTACTCTGAGCGGCTATTGACCACCGTGACAACGTCATCCGCGGGATTAGCATTCGTCGGGCCGGGGGGTTGGAGAGTTGGGCTGCCGTCCCAGGTTACCGGATCGTAGGTTTCGACGACCACCGGACCGGTCCCAGGATCGTAATATACCAACAGTTTGAAATTGTTATTGCCAGGGTCCGGGTTGGAACTGGGGCGAATCGCAACCGAAATGCCGGGTTGACTGGGGGTTGTTGTGCCTCCCCAGCTTCCCTCATTGATCGCCGACAACTGAAGTTGACCGATAGTTGCGGTCGCCCGCTGGGCGGGTTGGATCGGCGGGCTCAACGGAGGACCTGCGACCGCTGTGATTGCGACCCGCACAATGTAGAGTCGTTGTCCTCCGTTCTGGAAAAAGGCCTGGGCCGCGTAGCTGAGAAAGCTGTTCTGACGAAAGCTGCCAAATTGCCTTTCATAGTCGGTAAAACTGGTCACCAGGACCGGCTGGGCCATGCGGCCGTTGGGTAGGATCATGCCACAGACCGGGCCTTTGTCGGCACGCCCGATAAAGGCAGCAGTCGAGGTGCTGACTCCCTGGATAGGACGCACCGCGGAAGGCACTTCCTGAACATAAACGCCGGGATGTAAGAGCTCGACCATGATGCCTTCCCCACCTCAGGTTCAAAAGCACACGTTTAAACTACGACGCGACGCAGGATGCGAGGTTTAGCGCTCGATCCAGATGATCGGGCTGCGCACGTCGCTCCTGTGGATGAACGACCGGCGAGAAGAGACGGGATAATGATTTGGTGCATAGCTTCTCTGACAGTTTTTTTGCTTCTCCGCTCCACCCGCGGGTTGTCCGTGGCCATACGGGCATCTGCTCTTGCGCGTACCTCTCTGGAGCGCCGGGATCAGTGCGGGCTCCGAACGCTGATAGCTCTCAAACAGCTCGGTCGAGAAACGCCCTGCACTGTTCTGCAGCACGCGCAATTTGAGATCACCCACGTCCTCGGCCAGACGGGCTTCGGCGTCGATCGTCGTAGAGTTACCTTGCGTCTTGATCCCAGTGCACTCCCTCGACAAACAACCAATGATTTCGTATTTACCCGCGTCCATCGACCGGCCGCGTCAGCGGCCTTTGCTAAGCCTCCAGTCCGACCCTTGCGTGCTCCCCATGATGTAGCGACACTTTAGGCGAACCTGGTACTTGAGAATTGGCGCAGCGAAACTGGCATAGCTGCTGCTGATACTCACTTGCGACGAATTCGTAACCGCGTCATGCCGATCGATCGGTGTTTAGACGAATTTATCGGTGAGCGTGACCATGGGCCTATCCATCTCTTGGTGATGATCGGTAGAGTTTGAGACCTATACCTTTTTCCCACGAGATATAGATCGCTTTGGGTGTGCGATATCGATGCAAGCTGACAGTTGAATGCCTGCCCAGCGAGACAAAGCACGAGTCAAGAGAGACCAGCAAGCCAAGTCGGCAGGTCGAGGAGTGTTGTCAGCGTCTCCATCGAAAAATCCCGCAGTTGAATCCGATGTGGGCGCACTTCGTAGACACAGGCATTGCGCACGTCACTCGAGACGACGATCACTTTTGCCTGCGGCAGGGCGGCGAGAATGGTTACTCCGATTGCATCGTTTTCGCCCCGGCGCAGTCCGACCACCACCAGCTCGGGCTGCAAAGCCCGCAGGCGTGCTTCGAGCCGATTACGGCGGCGGATTTGGGCTACGACCTCGATAGCGACATGGCCGGCGAGTGCCTGCCGAATAATATCGGCGAAGAGCGGCTGTATCGTCACCATGACAGCCCGGCGTACAGATACGCGCCTTCTGTCCCGCATACTAGCATTGTGCTCGCTTAGTGGGTAGCAGCAAAGCCATCCAAAGGATCGAGTTGCGGATCGATCCCGTTGTTACGGAGCACCAGCGTGGCTAGGCCCGTGCCGCCGCATCAATGCAACTGCCTGGCCACGGCGCTGGACGTTTAGCTTGGCGAGCAGGCTGTGAACATGCGACTTCGTCGTCCCCAAGCTGATCACAAGCTGACGCGCGATTTCCTTATTGCTCAGCCCCGCGTCAATCAGATTGAGGATTTGCAATTCACGCGGCGTAAGCAGCGAAGGCAAAGTTGGAGCTGCGTGATTAGGGATAGCGCCGCTGGCAATCCGACGGAAGAGAGCTGCGGCTGCATTCGCGGAACAGGCTTGCTTGCAATCGCTGACGTCGTGCAGGAGGGTGGTCAACTCAGTAAGCGCCGCGGTGCTGGGTATATATCCAGCAACACCCGCCTCCGCCCAGTTAACGACGCTCTCTTGGGTCTCTATTACCGCAAGGGCGACAACGCATACCTCAGGCGCCGCTTCGCGGATGTGCCTGACAGTGCTGGTGCCGCCAGTGAATGCAGCATCGAGCAAAAATATATCGGCATGTCGCGTGACCGTCTGATCCAAGGCTTCGTCGAGCACCGCATGGTGACCAAGGACAACAATGGCCGGATCGCGCCCCAGGACCTCGGAAAGGCTTTCGCGCAGAAAACGCACCGCTGAGAGGATAACGATTCCAAGCGCAGATCTAGGAGGCGGATCGGCATAGGCCGATGCCCTCTGACGGATAAACGGCACTGGAGGCTTATTCAAATCAGCCCCCGTAGGAAAGTTCCGATCCTGCCCGTTGGCACCGATGTGGTAGTCGAGGCTCACTCCGGGCGGAGGGTCCCGGCCAGCGTGAGCAGACCGACAAGTTAACCAAATTTCGACTGCGAGAGAAAGAGGCTATTTTTTGCAAAATTTTCGAGGGCGACGGCCCCCCCGAATCACGCCTTTATAACTTCCCAGAACGAGATCCAAGTGCGGGGTTATCGAGGCGAAATTGGGCCAACATCACGGCCGGGGTCCTCCCGCCACATCGAGAGATGGTCAAGCCATGTTTATCTGCAAGTCGCTACGGCAAAGACGAAGGCGTAAGTCCGACTAACGAAAGGGCGGCGCGCCGGGGCGCTGCCGACTGCTGATGTGATCGACAAGAGCCATCTTAATTGATTGCCGGGTTTTCAGTCTCCTGTCGTTTCTCTGTTCGGTAGAGGCGAGCCGTTTCTCCGCCCCGGCCGCCCATATTGATCGCGTCGCGCGCAGGGGTGGTCAAGACTGAGCGGAGGTCACCGCCGGAGGCGGCGTGGTCTTGACCACCCCGAGCACGGCGCGATGCTTGGGTATCGACGGGCCTCATTCCTTGCTAATCTGCTGGCGCGCACGGATGACCGCGTGGCAAAGAGCAGGGCATGAGGTGAAAGCCCTGCCGCGCAGCCCTATCGCCGCTCCTCCTTTGCGGCACCCGTGCGCGCCTTTGGACCTTTTACATTCCAGCCTGCCACAAACCGAGTGTAGGCCGTTT